TCTTCGTCCTGATCAAATCAGCTTTCTGAAAAGGAAGTTTGTTTATCGTGACGATTTGGGACATTTCGTCGCTCAATTGGATCGAGCGAGTATCATGAAGTCTATTGTCTACTATCTCCCATCCAAATCCGTTTCAGTGGAGGAACAGCTAGTGGATAGCTGTGTTTCTGCTTTGAGGGAACTTTTCTTTTGGGAGACGGAGCCTAATTATGAAATCTTGCGACATGAATTCGCAAGTGTTGCCGCTGAGGTATTGGACCTCGAGATGGAGGACATTTTGAAAGTGTTTCCTCGTTTCGACTCTATTCGCGAACAAGTCTACCCGGCACCTGATGTTGAGAGTGCTCTTGTCAAAGAGAGCACACCAATCAATGTTCAGTTGCGGGAGCTGTTTGGCATCCCCTCTGGCAATTATTTGACGATGCTCCACCCTCTCATTACTGAGAGTGCGGAGATTGTCAACCCTATGCAAGCACTTTTGCAGCAGGCACAAGAAGCTGCTCAGCAAAACAGTTCGAGAAGAGCTGTACAAGCGAAGCAAGTTGAAAGTGTTGGCCCGTGTGCTGTGCTCAAACGGTTTTATGATAACTTTTGCGCACAGACATATGAGCTATGCTGTTTTGCTGCGGGTTTTGTGTCCGATATTAGTGGTCCAACTGTGACCACACCATCTGAGCGTATAGCTGAGTTCGAGAAGAACTGTGCTACGCTCAAGGATGAGGTGTGCAGTAAGAATTTTCTTATCGCACTTGTAAAATTTCCAATATTATTGGTACCGTCATTCTTTTTGACATTGTTACCAACCGGGTGGTATTTACAAATGTGTAAGCTTTTTGGTTGCACCCACGCCTATACAATAGGTGCTACATTGTTGAGCACCGTTATTGGCTCACCCATTGCTGAGGAATTCTTCCATAAAGACACTTTTGCTGAGGCGATTGTTTTTTCATGTTTCGAGTTCTACATCAAGGGATGTCCACTTATTGGTTTTCCCGCGTTTGCCATGCACATTTTGTTGTGGCAGCGTAACCGGATGGACCGAGCAAAACTTCACTCGAGGTTTAATTTTGTCGTTGTACTTCTTGAAAATTGGTACAACGGAACCCTACTTAACTTACAAGAAATTCCGTAGAGAGCTCGTATCACCGTGATGTAATAGGAGACACGGCCCGTTAGAGAGAGCAATTTTGGTTAAATCGCAGTTCTACGAAGGCAAGCCCAATGCAGGCAATAAATTAAAATTATGGGTATTTTTTCTTTTTTCAATTTGTGCTGTGGTGCACGTGATAAACAACCACAATTTTTGCTTGCGGAATCCAAGGAACTTCCAGTTGAAGTTACCACTTTGGACCCGCCCCCAGTGCCCACTGTTGATGGGCTTACTGGAAATGTGGTGGTTGATTCTATGACTCTTGTAGAGCTAGACGCCAACCCACACATTGCGCAACATCCTAATTACCGACGACATGTCCAGAAACGTAGAGCCTTCCTTGCCAACAAATTGGCGGAGGAAGTAACAAAACGTGTTTTGGAAAAGCGCAGGCTTAAAGCTCGCGCTATCGCCGAATCTCGACGTGCTCGTGGTGTTATGTCTATTGTTACAGAGTCAAAGGAGCTCACGGGTGAGTTTTCCGAAGGCACTGCTACGATCTCACTTCAAAATGAGAACGTGATAGATCACGCTGGTGAAGACGCTAAGGAGGTCACTGCAGGTACTTCTTTGATTGATGTTCCAAATGGAGTTCAAACAGAGTATCCGCTTGACGATTTCTTTAAACGTCCAATCATTGTGTATGACACTGAATGGGCTGTTGCCACAGATTTTGATGTTCACCTGAAGATTTGGAATCTTTGGGCAAACAACGCGGCAGTCCGCGCAAAATTGAGCAATTATGCTTATTTCAAAGGGAACTTGAAGGTGCGTGTAGCGTTTTCAGGAACTCCCTTTCATTACGGAAAAGTGATGTTATGTTACTTTCCGTATCCTGACCGGATTGATGTTCTTAAAGGTTATGATGACCTTATGGGAAGGACTGCGCCTACAACGGCAGCGGTACTCCCTTGTTATAAGAACTACATCTCACAAGCTCCAGGATTTACTGTCATTGACGTTAAAGACAACGAGCCTGTTGAGATGACAATCCCGTTCATTTCTTACAAGCAGCAATTTCGCTTGTGGAACACATCAAATGTTGTAATCACAAATGCCAACGATTTGAAAGATTTTGAAGAAGCAGGTGAACTGCGTCTTGTCACTCTCAATCAAGTCGGTATTGCGAACGCTGACTATTCAGCAGACGTATCTGTAAATGTAATGGTTTGGGCTGAAAATGTTCAACTCGGTTGCATTACTGGTACTGACATTGATATTACAGCAGAATCGCGTGAAATCGTCACTGAATCAAAAGATAGAATGGTTTCTAAAAAGAAGTCAACCGGATCGCGCCTTAAAGCGTCGGTCGGGAAGATGTCTAAAAAGGTACTTTCTACCATTGATGAAATGGACGATGAATACAACAATGATGGCCCTGTCTCGTCGATTGCGAGTGCAGTTGGCAAAGCTGGTGAAGCTCTTGGCGACATCCCAATTATTGGGCCTTTTGCCAAAACGACTTCCACCATTGCTAACCGCGTGGGCAAATTAGCATCCTGGTTTGGATTTTCTAAGCCTCTCAATCTTGAGAAGCACGTCTTTGTAAAGAATCAGCCGTTTTCAAACGGCTGTAATACTGCTGGAGACGAGACTGCTTACAAATTGTCAGCAGATCCGAAACAGGAACTCACAGTCGACATGTCCCTTGGAGGGATGTCGGGCTGTGATGAAATGGCGATACAAAATATTGCCTCACGAGAGTCATACTTGACCACTTTTGTGTGGTCACGTACAGCCACTCCAGGAGTGACAACACTCTGGAATGGCTATGTTAGTCCGTGGGCCGCTGGTGAATTGACTTTACCAGGGCCTGGAACTACGGCTTTGACTCAGCCAACTTCTATGACTTTTGCCGCGATGCCATTCAAGTGGTGGCGTGG